TTCTGGTTTAACAAATTCATAATTACTATTGTCATCAATAACAACAATTTTTTTAAAAGGATAAAAAGTTCTAATTAATTTAATTGATTGGTTCCAATATTTGTTTGTAGTTGGAGAATTAACATGTCTAGTTATAATAAATCCATAAGTCATTATAATTTATAAAAATAATTTATTTTTATAAATTATTTTTATAAATTACAAAATAATTATAAAATAATTATAAAATGATTATATAATTTGTAATTCTAAGAAACATAACAAGGCATTTCATCTATATCTATAATTTGTTCTCCCTTTGCAATTCCGGTTTTATTTAAAACAAATTTGCTAAACTCTGGCCTCTCTAATTGTGCATTTGGGCTATGATTATGAACACATCGCGCAATCATTTTATATAATTTGAAGTCAGGATAACGTTCTGCGCCATTATTTTTATATAATACATTGATACCATTATCATCAATGCACCATTCAACAATTATTCTAACAATAGGATCACATTTACTAATATTTTTAATGCTATCCATATCATCAACAACATAGTCAAATATAGAACACGCTAAACGACACAAATCAAAACTAAAATTGGGTTCCAATCGTGGTTTTTTATCATTAAAGTATGGCTCTGTATTATATTGGGTGACCGCATCACCTCCAGTTTGAAAACTATCACTGCATAATATTTTATTGTTAAATTTATAAATAGCACGACCAAAGTCGATAATCTTGAATATTCTGCCAAATGTAGGAACCTTATAATACTTCTTTTTATAACAATAATAAATGAATTTTTTCTTAGTTGATATATACATTATATTATTTGTATGCAAATCATTGTGAGTAAAATGAAATAATTTTTGGTATACAATTAAAGTCATAATAATTTGCATTAATGCCGACATCCATTCGTCGTGAGATAGATCATTGTTTATTATTAGATCATCTAGTGTATTTTCACAATTTTCCATACAAATTACTTGCACTGGAAATTTTTGAATTGTTAAAAATAGTTTTTCTTCTTCTAAATCACACGAGTCTGTTTCAAATCCATCTGATCCTGATTCTAATGAACGATCTTCGTTATCATCATTATCTTTATTACTTAATTTAGTTTCGGATCCAGATATAGATCCAGATATAGAACCAGAACCAGATCCAATACAATCAATATCTTCGGCAATTGAATTATCAATTAGAAAATCATCTTCATTAGTATGCGAAGTTCTAGATGAACAAGACGAACCTGATTTAAGACTTGCAGACTTTTTTTGATCTATAATGTCAATAGAATTTGTAATATCAACTAAATCTATATTTAATGTTTTAACATCCTCAAGTGATAATTGATTATCGGTTGAAAATATATTTTCAAAAATAGAATCATCAATTGACTTTAATGATAAATTTGATTTTTGTGAAATATTCATTATATTTAAAGGTCTTAAACTTGGTTCCTGATTGCAAGGAATTAAATGCGAATAATCTTCTACTGAAAACAATGTATTTTTTTGTTTATTAAAAAATTCAGATTGTATTAAATAATCAATATCATCAATTACATTAATTTTATAGTTATTTTTAATCGCCAAAAAAGATCCATAATAATCTAAACCGTGAATGAAATTATGAGTATGTAATACCTGACTAGTCAAAAAAGAGAAAAATCCGTCAATATAAGAAGAATTATTAGGATCATTTATTTTAGGATGCGTTTTTTTTGTCTTGTCAATAGAGGGCAAATTAAATAAATTTGGATCGGTATGATTATATTTACCCACAAGATACTTAAATGGATCTAACAATGGTGCCATTTTTATAAAAACTTTTTGATTCAAAGAAAGGTCATCGTCGTCTGATATATTCTTTAATTTACACGTATAAATATTTTCATAATTTACTGTAGTTTCCTTCTCTTTTTCCTTTAAATCCTTTATATCCGATATGTTCCACATATGATTTAAATTAATCGAGTTAAAATTTGTATTGTTTAGTGAAAAAAAACGATCATAAATAGGAATGTAATTTTGCACGTTTGAAAGAGCAATATTAGGATTTGATTGAAATTTGTTAAAGAGATTAATGTTCTTTCTCTTTTGATAGTTTACACTAATTGCCATTAGCTAATAAAAATAAAAATATAAATTGTATTTAACTTATAATAATTGTAATAAAATATTATAATTATATTTGCAAACTAACAAAATAAATGCCTAAATAAATGCCTAAAATAAAAGTATTTGCGCGCCTTGCGTAAATTATAATCTTTTTTAAAACTATAATATAATAAATGAATTTAGAGCTAAAACGTTTTGATATGAAATCGATTAGTTTTAAGGCCAATGAATCCAAGGGTCCTGTAGTCGTTTTGATTGGGCGACGAGACACTGGTAAATCATTTTTGGTAAGAGACTTATTATATTACCATCAGGATATTCCGATTGGTACTGTCATTTCTGGAACTGAAGAAGGCAACGGATTTTACGGCAAGTTGGTGCCGAAATTATTCATACATAATGAATACAATACTGCTATTATCGAAAACATTTTGAAGCGACAGAGGCAGGTTTTGAAGCAAATTAAGAAAGAAATGGAACAGTTTAAAAGATCAACAATAGACCCTCGAACTTTTGTGATCTTAGATGACTGCCTATATGACAACACGTGGTCGCGCGATAAGTTAATGAGACTACTTTTTATGAACGGTTTATGAATGGTTGTCACTGGTGACAACACATTGAATGTTTGCCGTTAAGAGTTATTCCAAAAGAATAGCTAGTGTTCTTTTATTTTAATTTTAAAAGAATGCAACACGTCCAAATTGCGGGGATATCTTGATAGGATTATGCTACTAAACCATCTAGGAAACTAGGATGGTGGCTTATGCTAACAACATAAGGTATAGTAAAAATGCATAATATAAAGACAATCCGCAGCCAGTCTTCTAAGTCCATTATGATAAGGATATGAAGGCGGTTCAACGACTAAATGCCCGTGGGCTGGAGCGAACTAATCACTCGCGATGAAAGCTTAAGATATAGTCTAGGCCCGCTCGAGAGAGTGTCATGTCCATTTAAAAAACATGAATTTAATGATTTCAGGAAGAAATACCTGAATGAAATGGTATAATTGAGACACTGGAAGGTTATGTTGATCATAACAATGCAATACCCATTAGGTATTCCACCAACACTAAGAACAAATATAGATTATGTTTTTATACTAAGAGAGCCGTATATTGCAAATAGGAAGCGAATATATGAGAATTATGCAGGTATGTTTCCAACATTAGAGTCATTTTGTCAGGTAATGGATCAATGCACAGAAAATTTTGAATGTTTGGTAATAAATAACAATTCAAAATCCAATAAGCTGCAAGATCAAGTCTTCTGGTATAAAGCAGATGCGCATAATGACTTTAGATTGGGATCAAAAGAGTTCTGGGAACTATCTAAACAGATAAATGATGATGACGAAGAGGAACAATATGATCCAAATAACGTCAAGAAACGCGGTCAAGGGCCAAAAATTGCCGTAAAAAAGAGCAAATGGTAGAAAATAAAACCGCTTTTATAAATCCGCTTTTAAATATAATAAGCGATCAAAACAACTTAAAGAGTATCCTATTATTAATATATAATAAGATGCAAGAGTTAAATATTGTTGAACTTATTGAGAGCAATCCAATTTCAAAATTGTCACATACATATAATGGCAAATTAATATCAAAAATTCAAGAAAAATTTACAGGATTTGAACAACAGTTATTTGTTAGTAGCTTTTATTGTTACCTAAATTACAATAAAAATACAGATTTTGTAGTTGATCTAGATAATGTCTGGAAGTGGTTGGGATTTAGTCAAAAATATAATGCTGAAAGAGTATTGGAAAGTAATTTTTATAAAGATGTAGATTATAAAACCGCTCCTCAATTTGGAAAAGCAAGTTTAAATGAAGAAAATGCACTACTGCAAATTAGTAAGCAAGATTCTAATTTAAAACAAATAAAACAAAATGGTGGTCAAAATATTAAGAAAATATTCTTAACTATCAAATGTTTCAAGTCACTCTGTTTAAAGGCACAAACAAAAAAGGCAGCAGAAATTCACGAATATTATATGAAAATGGAAGAAGTTTTACACGATATAGTAGAAGAAGAAACAGATGAATTAAGATTACAATTACAGCAAAAAGATAATATTATTTTAGAAATTAAAGAAAACTCCGAACAAGAAAAAATACAATTAAAAAAAGAAAAAGAACAAGCAACTATTAT